GGTCGGCTTGGGGGCATCCCGAGCGCCTTGGCTAACGCTTCTTCCATCAGTCGGTTGACGCTCGAGAGGTGGGACGCCTTGCCCGCTGAGTTGGTGTCCCCGTGCAGCCGGTCAACACTCGCCAGACTCATCCCGTTGCGGTCGAGCATCTGCAGCGCCTGCATCGCGTCCTGGTCAATTGTGGTCCTTCCGGGACTGGCGCATTCGTCGAGTATCCATGCTCTCCGCTCGTCCTCGTCGTAGGCATACAGCAAGCAAAGCTCTCTGCCGACGTCCTCACCGTGGTCCCAAGCCAGGCCGATGGACACCTCTCCTTGGGGAAGGTCCTCATCATCCAGCAGACAGGAGGGCGACCAACCGCTAAACATCCTAGACGGGCTGTTCCCCTCCCACGCTCCGTTAGCTCTCTGCTCGTATTCGCCGGGGAGATAGCTGGCCAGTTGTTGCTTGATGCTCTCCGGTGAGCGATGGGGGCAGTCCTGAGGGTTGAGCCTGACCACTGTCTGATGCCACAGCTCGTTGGGTGGATGGTCCTTCGTCCCCTCGACCATCTCCTTGAGCCACTCCACCGGTCTCCCGATCGGCGTGAATGACATCCACATCGGAGCGCGGGCACCACTTGGCAGACGACGCACAGCAACGCGGGCCAAGGCCTCGCCGAAATGTGCCTGGTAAGGGGTTTCGTCGATCCAGAGGAATGAGCAACTTGCGGAGGCCAGCGCGGTGATTTCCCCCTTCCCGGAACGGAACTCAATGATGCTGCCGTTCTTCAGCTCGATAACCTTCCGCCCCTTGGTCCTGTACCCGCGCGCGGTGTCGTAGCTGGTGGACGGGCTGAGCATGTGCCCGGGCTCAGTCTCACGAAGCTTCCGGCATATGGTCGGATAGTGGTTCTCCAGGTCTGCCACCAACACCCAACCGACACACGGAGACGCGGGGGTCTCCCTCCATGGATGCTCTCCAATAGCGTTGGCCCAAGTCTCTGCGCCCGCGCTAAAGCTCTTGCCGACCTGATTGGCTGCTCTCAACAGTCGGCGAGGGCTCTGGCTTTGGTGAAACTCGAGCTGCTTGGGGCTGGCTTTGTCCCAATACAAGGACAACTTGTCAGAAGCGAAGGAATCCAACGCGCGACAAAGGGCCGACAGGCTCATCCTGAGGCTTCAACCGACTGAGGGAGCCGGCTCACTTAGCCCCCGTCAAAACTGCAGCCAGCCGCTCCCGGACAGGTTCAGGCAACTCCTGCAGGCGGCTGATAACGTCGTCAAGGCTGGCGTTTTCTGACTGGTGGTTAAGGGTAACCCCGTCCTGATAAACACCAAGCGCGCGGCCTTCAATGTTGAGCATTGTGGCGACTGGACCGAACGACCCCTCCGCCCTGGCCCGCTGCATGTTTTCTCTGACCCTAAGCAGGAACTCACCCCTGGTCAGCTCTCTGTCGAGGCCACGATATCCGTCTGCGATTTCCTGCAGACAGCGCAGGCGATACTGCCTGACTGTGCGGCGGCTTACACCGAACTCCTCAGAGAGTTCCCTTTCAATGCGACCGCTCCAGCCTCGAGACTCAATGGTGCGCTCAACGACGTCCAGACGGCGACGAAGTTCCTTCTGTGAGGTAGCCACGAGCCTCCCATCGTGCGCGCTCGAAACGGCGAGCCGCGCCCTTCCACTGTATGGCACAGGCTCAAAGTGTCAAGAATCGTATTCTATCTCCGCAACTGGCTTGGGCGGCTGTGTGGTCCAGCGCCGCGGCATGTTGTCCGCGTTGCATATAGGGCGCCCGCGTTCCTGCGCCTCACTAGAGCGAGACCCGCCGTCGCTGCAGGAGCAAGCCACGGCTCCCGTCATGCCATCCACGTACCGGTCAAACACAATCCGCCAACCAGTGCCAAAGCATGTGGGGCAGCCGGCGGAGTGCCGCTTCTCTCTCTTCCGCTCCCGCTGTACAGACGCAACGGCTCTCACCAGGTCAGAGACCTCAAGCACTCCCCGCTTAGCCCCGTCGCGTGCGCGGTCTTCGACAATAAGGTCGAGCGCGGCCCTGAGGCGGTCGAGAGGGAGCCGGGCTACCTCCCTTCGCATGGCCCAGTCGTAGGCATGTCCAGAAAACGAGTCCCTTCGTCGGCTGAGTTGATAGACGGCCCAGTCGAGAATCATCACGCGCCGAAGGTCGGCCTGCTCGTGAATGGTGCAGAATTCGCTTCCTGGGCGCGCTGAATGGCGACAGCGCCAGCCCGTGCCATCTCTGACCACGGTGCCGGCGTCACTGCCTCGGGGTTGCTCTCCTTTGGGGACGTGTTGCGCCCACTGACATGCGGCCATGATGCTCCGACGGGGGATAGGGGAAGGGGGGGGACTATAGGGGGGGGGTTAGGGTGGGGGGATTGTTCGGTTCTGAGGTGTTTGGTTTGTACCTAGTGCGGTCCTGTTTTCTTTTATTTATAAATAATAAAGAGTTCCAAACACTTAGAAGCACATAAGCACCACAAGTCCGCACCATAGGACGAACCCGCTGGCTACCGCTTGCAACACGTCGACTGCTGTCACTTCGTTCCAGTCCATGATTCTCCTACTGGCTCGGGTTTATCGGCAGCATGAAGCTATCGGGGTTGCTGTAGCCTTCAAGCAAGTCGAGCACAGCAGGCAGGGTAAGCCTCCAGCGCCAGGGCACCTCGAACGTGCGGGCTCGCTCACCACCCGTGTAGATAAACACGACGTTGGTTAGAGGGAAGTATGCCACCTCTGTTCCGCTGGGCAGTTCGGGGCTGTCCTTTGTGCCGAAGGCCTTGAACTCGTAGTCATCGCAGTTCTGAAGGGCCGCGCGGATGGCCATGCAGATGTCAAAACTCATAATCTCGTGGCTGCCCCACCTCATACGGACACCTCCTTGCTGGCGATGGACTGAGCCACCAGTTTGCGAGCGGGGAGCACCATTTCGACCAGCCAGTCGCCCCAGCAGTTGGGGCCCATGTAGTCGTAGTTGCCGGGCATAAGGCTGCGGATGCTCTTGAGGGTGTCGATGATGTCGTCCATGCGCTGCATGTCGTCGGCGTGCGCCGAGAGGCCGTCTCGGCTGGCGATAAAGAAAAGCGATACGGCGGCAGCGCGCACAACAGAGAGGGCGTCGTCGGTGGTGATGAGGGCCTCAGTGAGGCAGTCACCAGGGCGGGCGACCGCTGCGAGGCTGGAGTCGATTCGGTTAAGGGTGGCGATGTTCATTCTCGAGCTCTCCCGGTTGGGCGCTCCGTGCGCCCCGTCGATAAATTAATACTAGGAGACCTCTGCGGCTGTGTCCATACACAAAACCAGAAACAATCAAGAAAAGTACATACACCCCAAAGATTGACAACAACACACACTGCAGGCACACTGCTAGGAAGGAGTCACACTATGAGCGATACCAAGAGACGGAACCCCCCTAAGCGCGTGCGCCAAGTGCTGAGCGTCACCCTCCACCCCAAAGCTCTTGCGGCCCTTGACCAGCGCGCGGCCGACTTGGAAATCTCGCGCTCTCGCATGATTGAGCGGTTGGCGCTGGCCCACTGCCGAGACGACTGGTCGGGCCCTGAGGCGGTCGACGTCCGCATCTCGTACCACCCCGGCGAGGGGCTCAAGGTACACAAGCCAAGGAAGCGCCCAGCACTCTAGGGTATGCTGTGCCAGGAGGCACAGACATGCCGGATATTACCTACGCAGGCGAGACCTTTGAGGGCTTCAACAGGCCCAAGAGGACACCACGACACCCGACCAAGAGCCACGCGGTCCTTGCTAAGGTCGGTGACAAGATAAAGCTGGTGAGGTTCGGTCAGCAGGGCGTCAGTGGCTCCCCCTATCGCAAGGGCGAGTCCAAGGCATCTAGAGACCGCCGCCGAAACTGGATGAAGAGGCATGAGGCAAACATAGCCAAGGGGCCTCTCTTTCCGGCATATTGGTCTGCCCGAGTCAAGTGGTAGGAGTGTCTGATGTCTAGCCCAACAAGCCCAAGGTCCCTGGCCGCCCTGTTTCCAATTCTTCACCGACTGCCCGAGCCTGTGCAGGACGCGATTGCCGTGGTCCTGCTGCTGATGATTGCGGTTCCCGGAATGGCCTCAACGCTGCGCATCAGCGCCGACATCTGGCAGGGAGACCGAGACCCGCACGACTATCCAGGCAGCCCTCTGAAGCTGGCGAAGGACGCCCTTGGTGGCGCGGGGGACTTCATCGAAGTTGGAGACGATGACGACAGCGCGGACGTGGGCCAATAGGGGGGTCCCCGCAGCTGTGTGTTGACAGTGTCGTTGCTATTCAGGCAGTGTGGCCCTACAGCCGCGGCAATAGGTGTCGCAATGGAGGGCTTGGGTAATGACACACGACCAAGATTGGCGCCGCATAAGAATTAACGCAGTAGCCTTGCGGGGAGCGGTGGCCACGGCCATCCGGGATGGGGAGCCTGTAAGCGTCCACCTATACGGAGAGAGCCAAGAGTTGCCAAGGGGGGCTGAGGTCGCCCACTTTCACTCCTCTTCCGTTGTTTGGATTGCCACGAGCGCTGGCCTTTGCCGGTGCGACGTCCCGCACAGTTGGGACGGTGGGAGCCTGGCGGCGATTGAGCGGTTGATTGACTGCGCCGCGCCTCAAACCGACACCAATAAAACGCCATGCACGGGCAATTCTGTGTCATCTCAGACTGGGGGGCACAGATGAGCGCAGACGATGTGGTCGAGACGATGAGGCGATACTACCAACTCAGGTCTGACGAGGTCCTTGCTGAGTTGCTGCGGGCTCGAAAGGACGGGGCCAGCCCTGACCGGCTGATGCTCCTCACACAGGCCTATGACAGGCTGTGGCGCGCGGCCTCGTACATCAGGCGGAACGATGCGTGAGCTGGCTCTGTTTGCTGGGGCTGGGGGTGGATTGCTGGCCTCAAGGCTGCTCGGCCTTCAGACGGTGGCCGCGGTCGAGATAGAGCCGTTCTGCCAAGAGGTGCTGAGGGCCAGGCAGGCCGACGGCATGCTTGAAGACTTCCCAATCTACGACGACGTCACAACCTTCGACCCGGAACCTTGGGTGGGCAAGGTTGACATTGTGACAGGGGGGTTCCCGTGTCAGAACATTTCAAAGGCAGGAAGAGGAGAGGGACTTCATGGGCAAAAGAGTGGCCTCTGGTGGGATATGTGGCGAATTGCTGGCGACGTGGGAGCCGGGTTCGTCTTTGTGGAAAACTCGCCAGAACTTGCTTCTAGGGGGCTTGGAGACATTCTCGGGGCGATGGCCGAGAGAGGGTGGTCTGCGGAGTGGATCGTGCTGGGCGCGGGACACGTCGGTGCCCCCCATATCCGCCAACGGATCTGGCTTCTGGCTTGCGACCCCAACCGCAGTCGCCAACCAGTTGAGCCCCGGCATGCAGAAGTGGCCATCGTGCCGAAGGTGGGTGGAGTCATTTCCGACGCCGATTGCCCACGACGCAAAGTGCGATGGCAGCCCCTCAGAGGTGCGCAAGCGCCATCTCAATGGTGTCATCGGTGGCCGGCTGAACCCCGAGTGGGTCGAGTGGTTGATGGGTTGGCCGAGTCCAGGCTGGACCGCCGTGCGCGGCTCAAAGCACTTGGGAATGGGCAAGTACCACGAGTGGCTGCAGCAGCATTCTCCATCCTCTGGGGCCGGCTGATGGGGGGCGACGGTGGCTAGGGAACTCTGCCAGTACGAGCACGCTAGCGGTCGGTGGGTCACGAGCCAACAACTCTTGACAGGCGAATTACAGGGCTACTGCGATAGGTGGCCAAGGGAGGGTAAGATGCGGTCGTCTCGTTGCTATACAAGACCAACGACCTTCCCGTTTCTATCAGGCAAGGAGGGCAGGCAACTCTTCCCTACCCCTACGTGCGACCCTGACCGAAACTTTGCGAGCAAGGCGCTGTTTCGAACGTGTTCCGGGACGGCTCGAGTTATGCGAGAGGATGGCAGGACTAGCCTTGCCGGGCTGTCTGCAACCCTGGGCGGCCGAGTTGCCTGTGCCTTCGCGGAGTGGTTGATGGGTTGGCCTACGAACTGGTCCGCTGTGCGCGGCCCAGGGCGCATGGAAGCGGACAAGTACAACGAGTGGATGCAGCAGCACTCACCATTCTTTGAGAAAGACTGATGAGGGACTCATATGGCAGAAATTGACGAACTGCGGGAAGCACACGAATTCGCTCAAAAGGTCGCCCTGGAGTTGCTGCAGGAGTCAACGACTCGCGCGGCGCTGTTTCGTTCGCTGGATGAAATACCAAAGGATAATCCACACAGAGAGCCATTGACCGAGCTGGCGCGATGCGCTGTTGTGTTGCGCTCGCTCTGGCTGCGGATACGAGAGCTTGACGACTAACAATGGGGCGAGGGGCCCCTCGAGGCGCGGAAGCGCGAAGGGAGAGAGAAATGTCAGAGAAGAACCAGATAGACCGGAAACACCTCGCTAATATTGGGGTCATCACGAAACTGCAGGGTAGGGACTACCTGAACCACGACGGGCTCCTGATGATATGCCACGCCAATGGCATCGAATCGATTGAGACCGAGCTCATAAGCTGGGACCCGGAAGCACGGGCCGCGGTGGTCAAGGCGACGGCAAAGGGAACGCGGGGAACGTTCAGCGATTACGGGGACGCATGCCCTGCGAACGTAAACAGGGCGATCGCCTCAGCCTGTCTGAGAATGGCCAGCACCCGAGCGGTCAGCCGCTGCGCGAGATTGTACCTTGGGATTGGACTAACCTGCGTCAGTGAGTTGCCGGGACGGGCCCCGGCTCCTGATGCTCAGATTCCCCAGTCGGTTCAAACCAAGCAAAGCCCGCCGCCTACCGAGGAGCAGCAGCCCACCCCGTTGCTGATGTTGCGGGAGTTCGTCAAGGGTCCAATGGGCGCTAGGAAAGTGGCCTCGCTAGACATGCTCGCCCGATTCTTCCGCCGCGTTCCGGATACGATGGAACCACATTGGGAAGACTGGAAAGCGCTCGAGGCTGACCCCGACGGGCCAGAATGGGCGCTCACTAAGGTGCGACGACTAACGACTCAGGACGGGCTCAAGCCTGCTGAGATTCTACAGGCTGCGCTTGATGCGCACGGGGGTGAATAGGATGCCAATTAGACACGCAACGATGACCGGAGTTCTTGCCCGCAACCCAGAGACGAAACGAATCGGAGAGCGTGAGATTGTCTCTGGACGGCTGGCGGTCTCTCAGGGTCGCGACAAGCCAACCATCTGGCTCGACCTGACGGCCTGGTCACAGTGGCCAGCAGCTGACCTTTTGGCCTGCCCCAAGGGGACTCGCGTTACTGTTTCTGGGCGACTGACTCTGCGCAGTTGGACATCCAAAGACGGGACTATCAAGGAGGGGCTTGGGCTGGACGTTGACGCGGTGGAGGCTCCAAGACAGGACGCGCCCAAGGCGGAATACGACAACGCGGGCCAGACCTACAGTGGACCCGACGACACTGAAGACCTGCCATTCTAAACAATCAACTGAGGCGCGCGGGGGCGCGCAGCGAGAGGGAGAAACATGAGCAGACTGGACAACGCACTGAGAAGCCTGGGCAAGGCCCACCTCCTTGGGGATGACACTCTGAGGATACGGGCTATGAATGACATCCTTCACCTTGCCGGCATTGGGTCGGACGTGGTCAGCGGTCGGCAGATAACGACTCAGCTATTTGCTAGGTCGGCTCCGTCGGTCCTATGGGGGCAGCATCCCGAGGTGGGGAACGTAGGACGCGCTGGCAGACATACGAGGGGCACAATCAACGGGCAGGGCGCACAGCTTTACCTTGGCAACGGATACCGCTCAATCGTCAGGGCCCTGTCTAGGGATGGCCGCTGTGCCTGGCGTCCATCTAAGGGCCCTGGCGGACGGATAGCTCTATGGTTGACAGACGATGAGGCTGCCATCGTTCGAGCTGAACATGCCACCCGATACAAGGGGGTGACAATATGAGCGGTATCGACTTGGCTGGCCTTGTTCGGGAACGGATGGACAGCCCCCGGGAAACTCCCGAGGGCACTGACGGGGCCGAGATTGGCCGCGCGGCGCTGCGTCAACTGTACGATAAGCAGAAGGACCAGCTGCGTTGGCGGTTGTCGGGGTTAGGTAAATGCGCAAGAGCTCTGGCCTACATTCGCGCCGGGGTTCCGGTTGACGGTAGGCGCATCGATGC